CGCCTTCACGATATACTAGGTGGTCAACAATAGCTTGACCTTCACCAAAGTCACCTTTTAAATAGTTGTATTTTTTTACAGAACCTTTCTTACCTTTATAAGTGTAAGCTTGGTCGTAAGAACTTTTAACGCGTTGCTCGTGGCGAGCTGGTGATTTTTTTGGATGTGCCAAGTTCTTAGCATCAGCTACAGACATATAAGCCGCTAGAGCCGATTCAGTCTGTTTACCACTAATACCATCCGCGTTAATGTTTAGTCTGTTTTGTAAATCCTTAATCTTTTCTGGAGAATCCATATTAGCTAAGTATTCACGAGCAAATACCATACGTTCTTCACCTAGTTTAAATATAGGTTTACCGTAAGGGTCTGTCATTGTTTGTAGCATTTCGTAAGCAGACTCAGGGTTACGAAGAGCGTTTGCACGCTCCTCATGTGAACCCATAAAACGACCGACCATATAGTTATTATAGTAACCTTGGTTATCTTGGTAGTCGAGCTGCTCAGTAGTAGCTATATTGTTTTTTACAGCTTGCTCACGGAACAAGCCTGTAGGAGTGATTCCTGAATCCATCAAACGCTTTATAACCTCGCGTTGAGCAGAGTCGAAACCTTCTCCTTGAGCTATCATACTAGCTCTTCTTTCGTTATTCATTTCGTATCCTTTAATCTCTAATACCGTAGTCTTTACGTTGTTGAGCAGTGAGGTTCTGGTCAATACGTTGCTGACTTGGGTGGGCGAGGAACATAAGGTAGTCGATGTTAAAGACTTTGATTGGGTCTGGGTCGTCAGCATTTCTGCTGTAAACAGCCCAGTCACCGTTAGGCTTATCAATATTAATAGGTAATACAACACTGTCACTTCCAAATTTTTCAGAGATATAGCCGTAAGTCTTTTCATCAAGCTTGATAGTGTCTCCACCACGAGTTGTGTGAGTTACTTTAGGCAACATTATACGGTTGTTGGCTGTGAAGTAGAAAGGCTGGGCTGTAAAGAAGTTAGCCTTAATTGAGCCAAGCCACTCTTCTTTTAGTTCATTAATAGGAATACCCGAAGCAATACCAGCATACACCAACGGCTTAAGAGCCTGTTTGATTTGAGCGTAGTTACGAGGGTTCATATCTTCCCAATCGTTAATAGCCCACTCATCTTCGTATACTAGAGTATTAATTACATCAGCTATTTGGTCTTTGCTTACTGAGAAAGGTTTAGTCTTGTAACCGCTAAACATCGCTACAGGGTCATTAGGCGCTAGACGCATCATAGTCTTAATAAGAGCCGCATCAGCTTTATCTGTATCACTTATGTCAAACGGATAACCAGTCTTTTGTGCCATCTCAACTGTTTTAACCCACTGAGCCATTCCTTCACGAGTTGTTACATCTTTAGTTTTAAGGATGTTGTCAATGTAAGGGATAGTACCTACAGTCAACTGTTTTTCTTGATAGTCGGAAATAGTAGTCATTGCTTTTTCAAGAGCTGTGTCTATAGCATCTGAACGTTCTTTATCAGAAAGAGTAGTTAGCTCAATAGCCGCTTTAATTTCAGCCGCAAGAGTATTCTCAATCTTGTTCATAATACCTTTTTTAACAGCCGCTCCACGTCCTTGTTCTTCAAGAAGCTGAAGTCCTTGGATGTCGTCAGTAGCTACTAAGTCGTATACATCAAGACCAACATTCTTATCTACTAGGTTTGACTCTTTCAAGAATACAGCATTATCAAACTGTTCCTGAGTGTAAGCCCCACGGTCTAGTAGAACCTGTGCTGTGTCTTTAACATTTTGAAGAGATGCCCCATCATTTTGAATAAGAGCAGTCAACGACTGTAACTTAATCTTGTTATCAGTGTTCTTAAGAGACTCTGCTGTTCCAAGAGCTTTACGGTAGTAGTCTTTGTTTTGAATACTAGGGTCAATGTCAGCGTAAGCTTTTAGAGCCGCTAATTGAGCTTCTCCATTTTCCCATGTTTCGTCCATTTCAGCATAAGCGTTTACAATTGAGTAAACAATAGAACTACCTAACTTTTCATTGTATGCAGATGACTTTTCTTCGTAGTTAGAAATCTGAGACAGCTTTGAGCGTAGAGCTTCAAAGTTCTCAGTAAGCATTGTACCGTCAGCTTGAATAAATGCTGGGATACTTTCTAATACATCAGTCAATACCTTTTCATCTGCGATAGCTACACCTACTTTGTTATAAGCTTGTGTAAATACCGATAGCGCACCATCACCGTTTTCTAAGAGTTTACGGGAAAACTTATCATCGTGACCTTCATAAGGAGTTACAAGGACATTCTTTGCTTCTGCTAGGAACGTTTCACGTTCTGCTTGAGTCTTTAGAGTAGCCCACTCTTCTTTAAAGTCATTAATTATTTTATTTTGAGAAGCTACGTTGCTTAGGAACTTTTCCTGAACAGCTTCTTCTTTGTAAGCACCGTTAAAACTAGCAAGAGCTTTTTGTGCCATTGTATTGAGCTTACCACCATAGAATGATTCAGCATCATACTTAGAGCCTAACTCTTCATTGTAGCGTTGGACAGCTTGTTCTCTCTCAGCGAAAGACATTCCTTTCCATTCTGCTTGTTTATTTGCGATGTCTGTTTCAAGTGCTTGACGTTCAGTGTCAAAGTTGTCTTGTTTAATCTGACCGCCTAGTTGAGCCGCACCTTGCACCGCTCTTTGTAATTGTTCAAAGGCACGAGAAGCACCTAGCTGTGGTTGTACGTTATATTGTACGCCCTCAGTTTGAACCATGCCCTGCGAACCAGTATATGTAATTTGTGGCATTGCTCCTCCTTATTTGCCTAAATTGTAACCCATCATAGCTCCACTCATACCAGAACTTAGAGCGCCAGCCGCCATTTCACCGCCTGTTGCCATTTGGTTCATTGAACTAGCGAACGTCTGTGATGCACGTTGTACACCAGCTTCGTATTGATATTTAGAGTTAGATAGATTAATCTGTACGTCTTTCATTGCCGACTCACCTTTTTGGATGATATTATCTTCCATCATAGCGGCATCCATGTCTACAGCACCTTGGCGTTTAGCCGCAGTAATACCATAAATGTTTGTCTCTACGTTAACAGCCGCTTGTTTACCGCCAGCTTCTCTTGCTTGGAAACCCAAGTTAGTAAGTTCTGCGCCAATCTGTGCGTTAACGTCTTGTGCTTTACTCATTAGCCCAGCTTCAGCGACACCGCGTTGTTGGTCTAGGCTTAATAGAGAAGCACTATAATTTTCTTTTGCTTGCTTACTGATAGCGGCATTACGGGAATTTGCACCCATAATGCTCAATCCAGCAGATAAACCAGCGCCAGCAAGCATAAAGCCTAGTGGTAATCCCATTTTATACTCCTAATTATTTTATCGGCTTCCAGCAATAGAAGCACCAAAATAAGCTCCGATAATAGCTTGGAAACTTGGGATTACAACAGGTAATACAACACTACCTTTTAATTGCACCCATTCCTGTGTTACTTGTGTAGTGTCAATTAGACCGAATAGGTAACTTCCACCAGTTTGAATTTCTTGTAGGACGTTGACAGGTTGCATGATAGGGAATACTGCAACCAGAACAATAATCGCTGTAATTGATAGAGCGATAATACGTCTAGTAAATGCAAAGCCTTTATCAGTCATCGAGTGTTTGTTAACAGATTCGACAGCGTTCTGTCGTGCTGAGAAAGCGTCAAACATTGCTTTGCGTTCTTCAGCTTTGTTTTGCATATTTAAGCTGATTAGTTTGACAACAGCACCAAATAATCCACCACCTATTAGCGGTAATAGTTCAGTTAACATTTCTGTTCGTCCTTTTTAAGTAAGTAAAGAAGCCCCCGAAGGGGCGTCTATTAGCGCATCCTAATCATATTCTCAAGATGCTGTACAGTTGCTCTAGCTTCCGCTAGTTCTGCGCGTAGGTCAGCGATAGCATTAAGGAGTTCTTCCTTTTCATCTACCAGCTTATCTACTTTTACATTAAGTTGTGACACTTGTTCTTTTAGAGTGTCGTTAAAGTCTGCTGTTTTTGTTTCATTTTGAAGCAAACGTTCGTGGTTCTGTTTAGCTTTTTGAGAGAGATAACCCCAAAGCCCAGCAGAACCTACTAACGCCAACACTATTGGGGTTAACTGTTCAAAGTCCACTGAATCTCTCCTGTTCTAAGATTTGCCGTTGTATTAGATTAGCTAAGTACGCTGAATGAAGCACTGACCATACAAGAGCCGTGTTTGTAAAGACACACGAGACTTCTTGTTCTGCTTTCCAGAAATTACCCTTATCATCTACACGGTAGACCATTTGAGTAGCAAAAGTAGGGTCGTACATTGAGTACATTAATAGAACTACCATAGATAGTAACATATCTGCCATTAAGACGTATTGAAGTGCTTTCTTACTACACCATATACCAATTATAAGCACTAAGAAGCTCATAACTCCCCATACAAATAATATTTCTTGGTATAATTGTTCAGGGGCGAAGTCCCACAGCATACCTGCGAGAACAAAGCCCCAAACTGCGTACCCAACTATCTGAGCTTGTCCGTTATCATTTAAACAACGCGATACAAACAAAGATAGTTTTTCCATAATAATACTCCTAGAAGATTACTTGGAAGGGACAAGAAGCAGACTCGTCATCATCCTCTGGAAGCTGAGACTCGCCAGCGTAACCTGTAACGTAAACATGACCAGCTTCAGTTAAGAACATAGTAGCTCCTTCTGAGCCTGCACCAAATACAGAGATGTCAGCTACACGATGACGGTGTAGACGTACTGGTTTGAAGTAGTAGTTAGTAGTATTCCAAGTACCACGACCAAGCTGTCCGTTAGCTGAGTAACCTACAGAGTACGCGATACCCTCTCCATCAAGAGCGATAGTGTAGTTGTAAGAACCGCTACCACCAATACGTACTTTAACAATATTAGTCAAAGGAGTAGAAGCGTCACGCATACACTGGGCAAATACTGAACGGTCACCAACATCAGCCGAAACACCTAGACAACCATAAGAATTGTCACCAGCAGCCCATACAGTACCATCGTTTTTAATAGCCATAGTGTAGTTGTAGGAATTACGGTAGTTACTCATTTCACAGTCTTTAACGTCAGTTAATACAAGAACTGGAGAGGTACGATTAGCAGTAGAACCGTTACCTAAGTTACCGTAACCGTTGTATCCCCAAGTGTATAGGTTGTCGTTAGTATCGATAGCCCACGCCATGTTAGCGCCAGCACCTATATCACGAATACTAATACCATTAGAAGTAAAGTACGGAAGTGCAGTGGCAATGTTGTACTGAGTAGTGTTACCCTGTCCTAGACGACCTTCACCACCGTGTCCCCAAGAGTACATAGTACCATCAGCTTTCAATGCGTAGTGAGAAGTGTAGCGTTCAGAACCACCAGCAATCTTAACGATGTCTGATAGCAACGGAAGCTGACTGAAGTAGCTACGTTGAGTAGTATCACCCAGACCTAACTGACCGTGACCGTTGTAACCAGCAGAGTGTACAGTACCGTCTGAACATAGAGCAAGAGTACACAAGTAGCTATCCCCTGAATGGTACTTAGCCACCTGAATTACAGTCTTACCATAGATAGAGTTATGCGCTCCTTCAGAAGCACAGTAAGGCGTATAAGTGTCGCTAGTGTTATTAGAACCTACATCACCATGGTTATTATTTCCCCACACCCACAGCTTACCGTCTTCTGTAATAGCCCATGCACAATCGTTGTGACTGAAATGACCTTCTTTAACTGGAGCGGCATCTGGTGGAAAACCTACTGTAATAGGGTACGAACGGTCATGTGTATTACTACCTTGACCTAGCACCCAGTTTTCACCACGACCCCACGGACGCATAGTACCGTCAGTCATTACAGCAAAACCTCTACGGTAAGTAGCTTTACTATCCATAATGCTTTTTGCTTTCATTCCGCTACGAGTGCTAGAGTTAGACCATGCAGGGAAGTTATTCTGGTCAACAACCAGTGTTTGTCCTACTGAACCAGCAGGAAGAGTTTGTACTGTAGAGCCAGTGTAATACAGCATTTCACCGTCATTACCAGCAATACGGCTAGTACCTTCTGCGAAGACAGCGAAGTCGCTACCCTCAACAGGCTCAGTACCAACAATAGAGACAGCAAGGACAATGTAAGATGTACCTTTGTACTCTACGATGTCATTTTTTGTGTAGGTTGCAGAAGAGCTATATTCGCCCTTCCAAGAGAAACCTACTAAACCTAAGTTAATAATCATTTAATAGTCCTTATCTTTTATAGTAATACTCTAGTTGCTACTGATGTGGGCTCAGCGTCGTCATCAAAACCGCCAAGACTTCTGTTGTTTGAACCAGTAACCCACAAGCTACCAAATTCATCAAGCATGAACAACGCACCCTCATGCCAGTTGTGACCCCAAGTACCACCGAAAGCAATATCTACAATACGGTTAGGTACTTTAACGTAGTCTATCCTGTTCGGAGCATGTTGGTCTGCTATACCATCTCCAGCTATACCGTTAGAGTTTTTTCCCCAACAAAGCACTTTACCGTCTGTACGAAGCACAGCCGCGGCTTTATGGTAATGAGAGCCACCATAGATTAGCTTGTCAGCTAGAGCAAAGCGAGAGTTAGTAGTTGCAAGGTTTTTCCAAGAGGCACCAGTATCACCTCCACCACCTGAAATACCGAAACCATCGTAACCGATAGCCCATACAGTACCATCGTACTTAACAGCAGTCATTTGGTTGTAGCCACCAGAACTTACACGAAGCTCTTTAACATTAGAGATACGAGGGTCAATAGCAGGCGTCCATTCGCTAATGTGATTTGAGTGTGCCTCAAGGGAGTGTCCAGCGTGACCCCAGATAGCAATATCGCCATCTTCAAATACAATACCATATCTACGGTAGTATTGATTTCCAGATATTCCATGGTGGTCTGATTCAGCGCCTACTATTTCTTTAATACGCTTCCCTTCAAACTGAGCAAACTTAGCATGGTATACATTAGGGTTGGCGAGGTGTTGCAGATTACCAATAGTATTATGTTCACCAGCTCCCCACAGACAACCTTCGTTATCAAGTAGGAATGTACCCATGTAGGCGTGACCAAAGCTAAACATCTTAGTTACATACTTACCTTCGTCCTGTAAAAGCTTAGAGCGTTGTACAAGAGTCGGAGTAGAATGATCGCCATCACGACCTGTACCAGCCGCGTAGTGACGACAGCTACCAAAGAAGTGTACAAGACGGTCTTCAGTCATAACCATTACGTTACGGTAGCCGTAGACTCCATCGCCAGTAGCAATATCAATTACTTTCTTACCGCCAATAGAACCCATGTGGTTAATACGCCACGGCATAGTAGTGTTATATTGTTCATTTTCGCCATTGTAACCTGTAGATGTATGTCCACGACCAAGCTCACCATTCCCGTTATGACCCCAAGACCATAAGCCACCTTCTACATCAATAGCAAAAGATGAGTGCTGTAGGTTAACTTGACGAACCATAGCTGGAGCGTCTGGTGGGAAGCCAACAGGAACAGGAAGAGTACGGTGGGTATCACGGTCTACGCCAATACCAGTTTGACCTTCTTGGTCGTAACCCCAAGCTCTAATAGTACCATCAGCCATTACAGCCGAAAAGACCTTTTGAGTAGCACGAGAGGAACAGTCAGCACGCCAAGTCTCTGGTAGAGAAAGTACAGTAGTACCTGAACGCTCATCTCCGAAAGAGAAACGAGCTACACCATCAGCTTCAACATATAGTTGCTGTCCAACAGAGCCTACCTGTGAAACGCCTTTAGCAAGCAAAGCACCAGCTTCAGTTGCTATTTGTTGGTTTCTAAGATAAGTTGAGAAAGAAGAACCATCAAAGATTTGAAGCTCTCCATCTTTTTTTACAATATCATTTTTTACATAAGCTACTGAAGGAGAATAAAGTCCTTTGAAGCGGTAGCCTAGAGTTTCTAGGTTAGAGATACTCACGAATGTTCCTCCTTCAATTTGTTATTTTCAAGCGTGTAGTTTACATTTGCTTCAACGCGCCAATGGTCGTACTGAGTAGCGTCTGGTTCGCCAGCATCTAAACGAGTGTACAAGATTTCTTTGCCGTCTGTAGAGTAAGTAAGAGCGTGGAATACGCGTCTGTAAGTTACGTCTAATGTAGCTGGAATCAATGAACGTACTGGGTCTTCACCACCAATCTTAAAGTAGTAAGCGCACGAATCATTAGACAACGCAGTGTTAGCAAAGAATTTAATAACGATACGGTCATTAATAGTCCAGTAGCCATCATTAAAGATACAGTTAGCATTGAATGTCTCAAACTGGTAACCACCTACAGGACGAGCATACATCTGTACGAACGGAGTATTACCAGATTTACCAATAAATGTTTCTACGCCATTTCCATCGCGCTTGTACATTTTAAAGTAGAAACTTGCGTAGTCATTAGCTTGACCGCTATCTTCCACTGTGTTACTTCTACGAATACCGCCAATAGTAGGTACTGATAGAATACCAGCGTCACCATTAAGGATACCAGCGCGAGTTTCAAAAGAAGCTAGTAGCTGAGTGTGAGGCGTGTCTTCATCATCAGCAGAAGCTTCAAGTAGAACTCCAGTAGGAACTTCTTGTGCGTCATTGTTGTAGAAAGGGTCATCAACAGATGTTACAATACGTCCGTAGCCAGAAGCAGGGTCATCTGAGCCAGCAGTTGTGAAGTACAAGGTAAGGTTAGTACCTAACTGGTCAATACCTAGTTTAGAATCAAGCGCCAAGTCCATTTCGCCTTGAGAGTAAACGTCAAGGTTGTCACGAGCTGTCTGTACGTCAGCAAGGTCGCTTAAGTTGTATTCAGTTTTAAGATAACCAGAGCCTACTAAAGCCGCTTTAGTGTGCCAATGCAATGCAGAGTATACAGCAGGGTTGCTTGTAGATACGTAAGAGAATGTACCGTCACCGTTAGATGTGTAAATCTTAACTGGTACGTCTTCAGCTTCGTTTGCGTAACTATTAGCTGTCATTTTAAGAGCTTCAGTCATCCAAATATTAGACTGAGTTACAATATCCGAATCAAGAATCTCTTGTAGGTATTGTGAATGTCTTGAATGTCTGCGCGTACAGTGTACAGGTCTTCAATTTCAGTAGCAAGGTTACTTACGTTTTCCACATAAGAAAGCTTAGTAGCTACATTGTGAATATCAGTAAGTTTCGCATTGATATTTGTTAGTTCAGTTGTGTATGCCGCTAGAACATCAATAGATGTAGTTGTACCAAGAGAGCCAATAGATTCTTCTGATTGTACTACAAGTACGTCAACCTGAGTACCCACAGGGGCATCGCGGAATACGATAGAGTTGTTTACAATATCGTAAAGAGAGCGGTCTGTGATAACCGCTCCATCTATTTCGATACGACAATAGTTATCGCCTTTAATCGTTGAAGGTATAGGGAAGACCCTAATAGAACCGTCCAACGCATAGCTGTATCGTGAGGGAGTTTCCATATTAATCCTTTTATCTCATTTCTCGTGAAGTTGCGTTGAATAAGCCTTCAACGATAATAGAAGTCAAGTTAAAGTCCTCTTTAGTAGAGTCTTTAATTGTGATTTCTGCTGTTCCTATCTTTGAAGCAACGTGTAAATCCAAGTCTTTCATAGAGTTAATGTGTGACTTCGTGTAGGTACGGTCGTAGTCTTTACGGTAGATTTCCGCATCAAAGTTACCTTCTCCTTCGATTGTGATTTTTTTAATCAACAATTTGTTCTTAGGAGTACGTACATTAGTTAGCTGTGGGTAGTAATCCTGTAAGACAACTTTACTTTCGTAAGGATACGTAGCATCAATGTTATTTGCACCAAGAGACGTATCAACATTATTATCTGGAATGTTATAGTCTAGCTGTAGTGAGTGGTATCGATAGTCTGTATCTGTCTTACACATTACAAGTAAGCGTGACTCTAGTTGATGATACTCAAAGTTCTGTGCCTCAAGTCCATTTAGAATCGACCAGCGACTCCACGCTGATTGCACACGTTTCTCTCCATCTTCTTTAAAGTTATAAAGGTATATATGATTACCGGAAGTACAACAAAGTACGTAACCAAGTACACCATCTGCTACCAGTTTGATAACAGGTTCATCTATGTAAGTCGGTGTGCTTGTATTAAGGTCTACACCTTTAATGCTTAATCTGTCAGTTTTGATATACTCACGTAACTGCTGACGGTTATTAGTCGTAGAGATAAAGTACAAGCTGTCGTTTACAACGATAGGCTCAACGTTTACTGCCATCGGGTAGTTTGAAGCATTGTTCAAAGAGACCGTCTGTGGGCTGAATATACCTTCTGCTACCAATTCATACTGTGCGTACTTCGTAAAGATATACAGCGTATTGTTGAATGGTTTAGCGTAGTAGATTTTACTCGCTTGGTTAGTTGCAATTGTAATATCAATAATATCAGTATCTATAATATCTACTGCTGTAGACGTATAGAAGTTTGTGTAGTTGGCTGACTCTGACAGTGAAATACTATCCTCAGACGCAATTCCAAGACGGTTCTTGTAGAAGAATATATCTTGAAGAGAACGACCTTCTGTTTCTCCATGTTCAGGAGCAAATGAAGGGTTAGGATTGTTGTCAATGTTACCGACACGAGGCTTAGACCAATCAATAAGGTCGAATGTGAAAGTAGCAACGCCATTTACTAGCGATGTACGGTCAAGCTTAACAGGCATATTAGTTAAACGCCCACGGTTAATTTCTGGGTCTGGACATTCTACCCAAGATGACCCGTTCCAATCTACGAAGTAGTCAGTAAAGGTATTTGTTTCGTTACCTGTAATCTTAACCTGTGTGTTAATGTAAGGCATTTCTTTAGGCAAGTCAGTAATCTTGTTTACAGAGCCTTTCCAGCCTTCAGATGCTTGGTTACCCCATGAGTCCCATGAACTGAAATCAAAGTCACCGCCATCTTCACGGTAAATTTTAAGAATTGAACCTTCACATTCAGCTCTAAACGTAACTGATGATCGGAAGAAGATACGAACGGTAGCTTCTGCGGGAATGTACTCAACTACTGCATCATTACCATTAGCCAGTAAACTCGTATCTATAAGGTAACTAGAGTTTTGTATTTCGTATGTGATGTAACCAGTAGACTGATTATACACAAAGCTGTTAACAGGCACTTCGTAGTTGTTTATGAAAGAGCCTTGAACAGAATCCTCTGGGATAATAATCTCATAGCTAATATCTGCCAATTCAATAGATTTACCCACATATACAGTTACTTCTTTTGTCTCCTGAGCCGAAAGACTTGTTACAGACTCCTGATAGTTAGTTGTAACGCCATTAATCTTGTCAGCAAGCAATTGAGCCGCTACGTTTGAGTCTTCAGCACCAGTAGCAGGGTCAGTAACAGAACTAGAAGGTTTATTTGGGTTAACCGAGTAAGTAATACCGTTTAGGTATACAGCGTAGTTGAAAGGGTTGTAACGGTCGCCAGAACCACGTTTTAGCCAGTAGTAAGCAGTTCGTGTATAGTTAGGATTAAGAGCATAAGTATCATCGTATGTTAATCCTACTTTAGCATTTTTAGAGAATACCCAAGTACGGTCTTGTACTGTAAGACCTTTTAGGTTGCCTTGTGCCAAATAAGATTTAACTTCTGCTTCTGTGTCTGGGTTATACTCAATGTTCATACCCTCACCTTCAATATTGAAAGCTATAACTGGGTGGTCTGCATCTGTAGTCTGTACGAATAGATATTCTTCTTCGTCCTCACCGCGGTCGTACACGTGGAATACAGATGAATCTTGCATCATTGGATATGTTACAAAGTCTTTATTTGTCTTGAATAGTAGAGGAGGGCGTTTTTTAAGACCAGTTACCAAATCAGGAACACAGTTTTCCATATCCCTACATTGGCTGTCCAGCATAAGCTCTGGACTCTGTTGACTAACGCCATTAAAGAAGGATGGAAAAATCTTATTAATTTTTGACATAGACTTCTCCTATTATATTATTGCAGTAGGGTTAGTACCCCTATCGATTAGACGGTTACCTTTTACAAGGTTAAATTTAGACTGTTTCAAGTTTTCACGCTCAACTTTAATACGCTGTAGCTGTACTTTGTTGTCAAGCTCTTTCTGAGTTGTTTCGTCACCGTTAAGGTAAACGTGAAGGTGTTTAGCCGCAGATAGAACTACGAATGTACGGAATACGTCAGGGACGTTATCAAATGCAATCTCAAGGCGCACTGTCATAGTTACAGGGTCAGAGAAGTTGTAAGTTTGATTTTTCAAGTTATACAACAAACCACCTTCTTTAGTGTAATCTGTATTTTCAAATTCAATAATGTTTTGTGGGATATTAATTGCACCATCAATATCTGGTAGCAACGTAATTTCCTGTGTATTAAACCAGTATTTAGTCTCTTGTTCCTCACGAAGAGTTTCCTTTAGGATTGTACGAGCCATTTGAGCTTCGTGACCTTCAGGTAGCTGGTCGATAGTAATATCAGATGGGATTGGTAGCTCGCCAATGTAGCGAAGCATACGGTTAATAGCGTCAATTTCTGTAAGATGCTTTTGAGAAGTAGTAAGACTGTTTATCTTACACTGATAATATGCTATTTTTTCTGCATCAGTAAGAGCCGCTACTTGGTCTACAGTCATCTGTAGATATTCTGTACAAGTTGGCATTTTATTTTCCTTATGTCAATATTTATGTAAATACTCCAAATTCAATATCCACATAGATAAAGACAAGGAGAGTCCCGAAGGACTCCCTAAGTTTAGGTTGGAGCTAACCTTATGGTGCTACAGTACCACCTGTAATTACACATGAACAAGCTGGTTTAAGCACGCCCATACCGTAAGAGTAGTAAGTAGTCATTAGAGTAGCAAGTTGCTCTGGGATGTAGTTAACTTCAGAAGTAACGTCCATCAATTTAGCAACAGCAACAGCTTCGCTAGTGAATAGCAATGCTTTCAACTTCTTGTTAGTACCGCCAACGTCTACAGTGCTATCTACTGGTACGTAGTTAGATTTGTAGATACGGATACCAGCAACTTCCATTACTGTACCTTTGTTGATACCACCGTTGTCACCAGAAGTGATGTCTTTGTTAACTGCGTCAGACTGAGCAAGGTAAGAGTACACTACTGGAGATACAACAAGGTATTTCTCACCAGCTACGTCTTTTTCTTCCATTGCCGCTACAGCCGCGAATACAGCTTCAATCAACGCGTCACCTTTAGCTTTTGGTGTAGCACCAGAATCAATAGTGTCGTTGTTTACTTCAGTACCGTCAGCTTGTACAGCCGCGCCACCGATAGTACCAGAAGTCTGAGAAGCAGTAACAAGCATATTAGCTACAGCTTTGTCAATTTTCACAGCAAGTGCTTCACCAGCCTGTTTAGCTAGTTCACCACGAGTTTCAAAGTGAAGAACTTTTTCTTCAAATTTATCTACTGCAAGTGCGTAGTATTCAAGTGCATCGATGTTGATGATACGCTCTTTAACTGCGATTGCAGACATAGATAGCTCAGTGCCAGGAACGTGAGTACCAACCTGAGAGTCAGAAGACTGACCGATTACAGGGATAGAGATAGAAGAACCAGAGTCGATAGACTTAGTAGTTACCAAGTCAAGGAAAGTCTGTTTACGGTCAAATGCAGTTAGAACTGAACCGTAGTAGATTTCCAATGCGTTTTCCATGTCCGTTGGGACACCGCGAGTACCAGCAACGCCTACGTTACCGATGTTATTTACTGTTAAAGCCATGATATATTTCCTTCAATGTTTGGATTTAGTGTATTTTGTAATATCACTTTTTTGCTTTTATTTAAGGTTTCCTCTTTAAGTTGTCCAGAGAAGCAGAGCGCATCGTGCATAATTTGGGCTTACCGAATACTTTCCAAATACAAGCATTAAGGGATAAATAGTTTAATCAGGTTTCGCTGAGGGTTTTATTAAATGTCCTAATGGACGGATAAAGTTTCAAAAGGGTACGCTCGACAGGATTTGAACCTATGACCTACGGTATCGCAAACCGTTGCTCTATCCACTGAGCTACAAACGTAACACTCCTTTAAAATGAGAAAGCCCAAGGAGGTAAAGGAGACAAAATCCCCCAAGGGCTTAACTGGTTACAGAATACCTTTCTTACGAGCCGCAAGGTAACGCTGGTCTACCATATTAGTATACTTAGCGTCCTTACCGTATAGGCGGTCTGTCATTGCTCGTTGCCACTCATTCTTGTTACCGAATGGCTGTACGCCAGAAGCAGGTGAATCACCTTCTAGTCGTCTGGTTTCACGAGGAGCAGAGTGACCTTTCTTAAGGCTCATATACTCTAGGTTACGCATAATACGTTCTTTGTCCATAGAGTCAACGGCATCATTGTAATCCTTGATAATGTCAGGAGACATATTCTCGGATGCCCAGTTAATAATCTCAACATAGCTTTCTTGTCCACCTACAGAACCATATATATCGTTTTGTAGAGACGAAGCGTAAGCTTGTTGTCCTTTGATGTATGCGTCTACTTGTTGGCGTGAGAAGCCTTTACTTTCGAGTTGCGCATACGAATCATCAGATAAACCACCAGTCTCAGCAAATTCTTGCTCAAACGCGGCAGGGCTAAACGAGCCATCTGCGGCTGTTTCTTTAGTTTCCTGAGTTTCAGGAGGAGTTTCCTTTTTAGGTTGTCCTTGCTTTTTCTCAAGTTCCTGATATGCTTTAAGCAAATCTTCTTGAGATTTAAACTTACCAGCAATCAATTCTTCCTGTGGAGTACCATCGTCATTATAGCCCTCTGGCATACCTGATTCACGTTCTTCTTTTGACTGCTGTGATTCACGGTATTTATCGATAGCTTCCTGTGCAATAATTTCACGTTCAGACAACTGAGGAGCTTCTGCTCCCCCTGCGTCCTGATTTACAATCTCTTCAGACATAATTACTCCTCAGTAGCTTTAGGTGCTGTCTTTTTTGCTGGTGTTTTTGGCGCTGGAGTCATGTCGATAGAGTTTGGGTAACCAGTTTTAGCTTCTTCTTCCTTATCACGAAGAAAGTAGTCAGCGTCAGTGATTGTGTTAGGGTTTTTCTTTTTCATACCTTCTTGTTTAAGTTGGTATAGTGATTTAGTAGCCATATTTATTCTCCTTTATGGTTTTTAACCTTGTTGTACTGCTTGTTGCATAGCTTGACTAGCCGCGCCTGTAGCACCTTCAATCAAGCCACCTGCCCCTTGCATCATCATTTGCTGTTCCATCTGTGCTTGTTGTTGTGCCTGTTGTTCTTGCTGTAATTGTTCTTCAGACTTAATAAGCCCAGTTGTATCAAGAGCAAGGCTGTTAGCAATACGGTCGATGTATGTAGCGACATTAAGACGACTCAAGATGATTTCTGGAGAACCCAGTTCTTGAATCAATTGGTTGAACTGACGAATCTTATCTAATTCAACGTTACGTCCTAGAGCCTCAACACCTGTTACAATAACAAGTTCGAGTCCTAGTGAAGCAACATCAACTTTAGATTGACCTAGTAGCAAGTAAGCTAGTGGACGTTGTAGTTCCAAAGATAGGATACTGTAAACACCACCGAGAGACTTCTCAAGGTCAGCCGCCATATAACGAATTTCTGTAGCTGTTGTACGCTCTGAATCACGAGCCGCGGCTACAAGGAACGCTTGTTCCAATCTACGAGTAAGGTCTTGAACCATGTCCATAGGAACACGAAGGTCACCGCCTTTGTCAACACGTAGCGTAGTAATGTCTTGTTCCAAGTCACCAAGGATACAAACACCATTCTCAGCTTCGTTAATGTCGTCAACGTCAATAACTGAACCAGCACGTTTACCGAAGATAACGCGAGACATTACTGAAGATGCTTCAAGTAATAGCTGATATAGTGCTTCAAGTGAACGGAAGTCGCCAAGGTATTGTTCTACAAGACCACGACCATAGTTCTCGCCATTGATAGAAGTCCAACGTAGTGGGATGAAAGGAAGTTCGTTGTCCATGTATTGAACGTCAGAACCTTCTACAAGAATACCTTCAACTTCTTGGAACTCATACCATACACCATCTTTTTTGATAGCACGAGTATAGATTGTAACTTTTTCTTTTTCTTTACCTTCTGTATCCATCTGTAATTGAGTAAGGATGTCTTCAGGTAGTGTATCTTTTGTTAAAGCTTCTTTACAAATAATCTCAGTAGGGTTACCTGAGAAGTCACGCGATACAACGAAGTTCGCCATTTTGTAAGATTTTAAACCGTTTGCTGTTTTGTACAACAACGCATTACCGCCAATGATAAGCGACTTGATTGTTTCAAAGATAGGAACACGAAGAGCTTCACGCTCAATCTGCTTCATCATCTCTTGTTCAATAGTAACTAAGTTCTTTTCAAGTTCATCAGCCCCGCCTTGCTGACCTTGTTGCTGTGCTTGCTGTTTAACAAGCTCTACAACTTCTGGGTCTGGCATTAGACGGAAGAATGATGTATTTGGAGGTAGTAACGCTAGAAGTAGTTTAGAAGCTAGATTGTGAACCAAGCGACTACCTACTGCTTGATACGGAGTAGGCAAGTCATCAGACTCAGTATGCCCATCATCCGTTACAACAGAAGGGATAGTCAGTTTAGCACATTCCCTAGCTCTATCTAGGACAGCAGAACGGTCAGCATCAAGCTTAGAGAATTTCTCTTTAGAAGAGGCGTTCTGAGCAATCAGTTCCTCAACATTGTAAGTTTCTACTGCCATTCTCTAGTTCCTTATGTGTTTGTGTTTGTACCAGTACCTACAGTACCAGTAGTTCCAGAACCGCCAGTAGTCAATGGAATCTGAAGAGACTTAGCACCAGACTTAAGTGCTTCTTTCTTACGTTTCATTTCCTCTTCTGGGGTAACTGCTGTTTCCTGAGTAGCGGCTTCTTGAAGTACTGGAGCGGCTGGAGGTGGAGTGTAAACTGGTTTCTCAACTACAGTCTGACTACCTCCTTTACCACCACCACCGTTCATTAGACGGTCGATTTCTACCTTCTCGGCTTCGATTGTGAATTTAATCATTATGTATTCCTCTTAATTATCTTTTTAATTTGTTGTATGCCTTTGCGACAGCTTCTACATCATACAGGTAAGCTTCGTACAATTTAGTACCTTGCATCCTATTACCAATACGAGTAGACTCTTCTGAGGCATAGTAATTTTCAAGAGGCAAGTTGGTGTCAATACTTACAAAGCCAGCTTGCTTGGAGAGTAAATAAGATGCTCTTCCTCTCCTGTAAGCAGGTCTTACATATAAGTAAGTTTGACCAACTGTAGGAGGGCGCAACCCATAATAAGTATTGTATATAAAACTAGAAAAGCCAATTACCTCATCACCTTTCTTCGCTAAGTAGATAATCCAATGCTGTGCAAGGAATTGTTCTAAATTAGCAGTGCCGTACCCAAAGATTTCTTGTGAGAACTCTTTTAGCATTTTTTCTAATTCATCAGCGTACTCGTCAGAGTATAGTACAATGTCTATCATTTCTGAGTCTCCGCGATTTCTTTTAGATATTTAATTACCTGTTGCTGTCCAATCTTCATGTGAATGTTCTCTAATGAAGTAGAAGTTGGAGGTAATACGTTTGGAAATTTAACCTGTAAGATGTCAATAAGAGCGTCTAAATCTCGCTGATTAATTTTCATTTGAACTCCTTTAAGTCCATAGAAGAGCTATGCTCTATCTAAGATAGTCTTTTCTTTTAAAGTAAAGCCCTGAAAACCCCGTCATTCGGGGGCTACAGGAGGATTCCATAGTACAATTTCAGTACCATTCCACTGGTGCATATTTGCCAGTCTCATTGTCCAAAGAGCTTCGTCTTCATCTTGTCCTTTAGACTCGTAAGTTTCGACAACAGCTTTCCACAATTCTTCATCTGTTTTAAGTCCGTCCAGTATTTTTCTAGCTTTTTTATCGCCAATACCTTTACAACCTTTATATCCATCTGAAGTGTCGCCAGTGAGTGTTTGATAATACGCAAACCATTTTGCATCAAAGTCATCGACAGTTACCTCCTCGTCTTTTCCATAATTGTAGTGAGTACCACCTGTTTGATACAGCACATCTTTATCGATAGCGCAGAGGATGTAGTCTTCAGGTTTTTCAGTTTTCATCCATACAACTAAATCATCTGCTTCGATACCGTCAGTAGTAATAGTTTCGTAGTTCTTCTGTGCATACTCAAGTAGCTCAGAGTACCCTAGCGGCTTACGGCTTGCCTTCCTGTTTTCTTTATAGGATGAGGGCAAATCCAAACGGAAATTATGCCCACCAGAAAATACCAAGATAGTATCATCGCAATCGGTAGCAAACTGAATGTTGCTAACAAGCTGATTAAAAGTTGTCCTACACTGAGACAGGTTTGTGTAATACTCGACATCAGTTTCTTCATCAATTCCTGCCTCCACTTCCATTTGATTCCAGATAACTTTATCTTCAATAGCGAACCCTACCTTGTATAGTAGGGAATCCGCATCCACTAGAGCTAACATGACTTAGGTACTTCGTCTTGTATATAAGACTCTTCAATCTCCTCAATGATAGCTTTTACTGCTTCAGTTGAGATTGTACCGCCATTGTCTAGCGCACCTTGTACAGCTTTGTCTACGATTGAGAATGTACCTTCCATGTGGAAGTAGTGTAGACCAGTCACATTACAAGCCTCAGCAATATAGCTGTTCATAAACTTCATAGTCTGACCTGCGTCTTTAGGCTCTGACAGTGAAGTTGCTACATAAGTTAAGTAGCTAACGCTGTATTCTGCGTAGTAAGCCGTAAGCAATACTACGTCCTCTGCTGTCATCTTATCGTCCATCATAGCCGCATCAAGAGCCATCGTGAAGTCTGCCATAATAGGAGCGAAAGTCCTTACGCTGTTTGTGTTTTTAAATGCTTTGATTAAGCTCATTTTTGTCTCCTTATCGTGAAGCTAATAGTGCTTTACGGTTTTCTTTAGTATTAATCATGTAAGTCTCTGACGACCAACCAGTACAGTCTTTACAGTAATAACGTTGGAATTTACCTTTGTTAGTAAAATAGTAACCGCTACGTGTAATCTTTTCGCTACCACATTTCGGACAACACAGTTCGTCTGTACCTTTGTGGATATGAGTATTAGGATGGTTTGTCATCCAAGGACGTAGTTCGATGTAAAGCTCTTCAAGAGAGATAACGTCCATACGGTTGTATTCTTCCATCTCATCCCAAGCGTCCGTGTTACCGTCCATACATTCGTTCCAAAGCTTGAAACCAGCATATTTAGCGTGGTCAAGTTTCTTATCTTCTGTAAGCTTGTCAGTTAAGTAAGCTAGTTTGTTGCTTGTGAAATTAAAATGTTTCTTTGCAACTTTTACAGTGTCAATAGTCTTGTACGGAGCAGGGGGTTTAAAGCCGTTCAATATGAAACGAGCATTGATTTTTGGAATATCGAACTTGTCACCATTGTGAGCAATTACAATATCTGCTTCATCTAGCAGTTTGTGAAGCTCACGTAATAGAGTCCAGTCGTTACCGATGTCATTTCGACAGTCGTTGTAGATAACGTCTTTTTCGCCTAGCCATTTAGCTGAATACGACATGATGTACCAATCATCTTCAATCTGGTCAAGGGAAACGTTCTGCTTCCACAGTGACCAAACTTTACCCATAATAGGGCTTGTTTCAATATCAATTATTAGAATCTTCGACATTGTTTGTATCCTTCATTTTTACCCAACGTTTCTGTACTTCTTCAGTACCCATCCACATATCTTTACCTTTGATTACAGCGTTTAACTCCCTAGTAGTTAGAAATCCTGAGTAAAGTTTCTTGAATGTCGTTGTGATGTTTTTGTCAGAGAAGTTAACGTAATCAATAATCTCGTGACCTTTACCGCCAGCACCGCCAGAGTAGTTGTGTACCATAAACGAAGTGAAGTCTTCGACCTCTAGTTCATCACAGCTAAGAGCAATAATTGTGCCAGCAGAAGCTACTGTGCCAGTTAAGCGCGCCACTACTACAGCTTTGCAACGTTTGATTGAAGCGATGACTTTAAATGCTGAATCGATGTAACCACCGCCAGTGTTGAGGTGTAATACTACAGTCTCGTCTGGCTCTGCTATCTCTAGCTCGTGGCATAGTTTGTTGTAATTGTCAGGTGAGCCAATCTCATCTGCCATGTAAGCGTGGGTTGTCAATCCATCTTTAATGATAGGAACACAGTCATCCCATACATCTTTCTTATCTTTTTTACCAAGAAGTTCTTCGAGGTTTAATTCCGTCATTTCCATGTGTGTCTCCTTTTGTTTCCTTAGTAAGTAAAGTCGCCTGACATACAGCTACAGAGTAATCTGTAACACGCTTCTCAAAGAAGTTTGCTAGGGAACTACCATTGTTTAGTTCGTCCATCCACGGTAGCGGGTTCTTAGAGCGTCCAAAGTTCGGTTTAAGTCCAAGTTGTAGCAAACGTCTGTCTGCAATATATTCGATGTAAGCTTTTACATCTTCTTTATCAAGCTTAGGTGGAGCATAACTGCCAAACGCAAAGTCAATAAAGTTCTTTTCAAGCTGTACAATTTCACGAGCCATTGAATAGATTTCAAGTTTGAAGTCATCGTTTACCTCATTAGGGTTTTCGTCACACCAAGTCCTGAATAGCCAAGCGTTACCTTCAACGTGTAGCGATTCGTCCCTTAGTGACCATTCGTTAATTGTACAAGTGCCTAAGTATTTACCAACACGCTCAAAGTTTTTAAGCATGATGAAAGACCCAAACAATGAGATACCTTCAAGTAAGATACCTTTCGCTAGGTTAATACCGAAGTTCATACTCTTCGTTCCAGCCATGTAAGAGTCTTTTTCAAGTGTCTCCTTATGCTCCAAGAAATCTGAGTAGTAGCTGTCAGGGAAACCAAGCGACTCATTCAAGTGCGCGTAGCCTTCCTGATGTATAAACTCACGAGCCATAAAGCTTGTAAGCATACCCCGAACTTCGTTGTTTTTTATTGTATTAATAAGCGGCAAGTAGCCAGCCGCTACGTTGAAGTCAGACTGAGTGAAGATTGACAAGATGTTCTTGATAAATTCTTTCTCTTCAATAGACGCTGATTTAAAATCCTCAACGTCTTTACTCATTTCTACTTCTTTAACAATCCAGTGAATGTCCTCAGACTGAAGACGATACTCTTCAGCCATTGGGTATTTCAAAGGTTTGTATGTTCTGCTGTTTTCAGTTAACATATTCTATCCTTCACAAGCCAAGCAAGTCTCTAGCGTACCTTGTACACCGTCCTTCAAGGCGTTACGTTTAATTTTCACATTTACTTTTTCCGTCTTCTTACTAGATTCAGTTCTTAGGTAGTAAACACCTTTCAAGGGAGTACCAACATCGTCTGCTGGTTTAAACGCTCTACGATGTACTGCGTTCACGTAGCTCTTACTCGCTCCATTAGGGAAGAATAAGTTTACAGACTGTCCTTGACAAATCCATTCTTGACGGCTACGTGCCATTTCAACAACCAGTGTTGGTCAATCTCGGTCGCTGTCTTAAATACTTCCTTATCTTCTGCCGATATAATATCTTCAGGTAAGTGCTGTACTGAACCATCGTTCTGCATAATCGATTCCCAAACCTCTGCCTCTGTCATTGACTTATCTGGAGTCAGTGAACAGAAGAAATACTCTACAAGAGCAGGGTTCTTAACCAAGTGACTACCTACACGAGTCTTATGTGTGTAGCAGTTTGATGCTCTAGGCTCTATTGAGGCACTAACACCAAGAATAATAGAGCTATTAGCGTTAGGGGCAATAGCAAGTAGATGGGTATTTCGTACCCCGTATTCGATTGCGTCTGGCGCTGAACCTCTAAGTTCTGCAAGTTCTTTTGTTTTTGCAAGAGCTTGTTCCTTAATGTGTTTAAAGATGCGCTTGTTCGCTGAGATAGCCAATGGACTCTCAAACGGAATACCTTTCCACATTAGATAGTCGTGAAAGCCCATAGCTCCCAGACCAAGTGAACGCTCCATAATAGCAGAGTATTTAGTTTTAGATAGTTCATCTGGTGCGTGTTCAATAAAGAACGACAACACGTTATCAAGCATCTCAATCAAGTCGCCAATAAAGTTGGGGTCATCTTTCCACTCGTCAAAAGTAGCCAAGTTTACAGAAGACAAACAACATACCGCTGAACGTGACTCATCTGTAGGTAGGTGTATCTCATTACAAAGGTTACTACCGTGAATCTTCAAGCCCATGTCTTTCAACGCTGGGTGCATCTGACGGTTAGCTTCATCTAGGTAATTGATGTAAGGCTCTCCAGTACGGAAACGAGTCGTTAGAATCTCTTCCCATAAGTGCCTAGCTTTAACTGTCTCAACAACTTCTTTACTGTGTGGGTCAATAAGTGACCATTCTAAATTTTCGTTTACAGCTTCGATGAAAGCATCAGTGATATTAACACCGTGATGTAAGTTTAGGTTCTTACGGTTCAAGTCTCCAGTAGGAGTACGCATCTTAATGAACTCGATAATCTCTGGATGGTCGATATTCAAGTAAGCCGCATAGCTACCTCTACGAGTTTTACCTTGACGGTAAGCTACCATGTCAGCATCTACTGTGTGTAGGAAGCCGTTGACCCCTGGCGTTTTATCGGATATACCACGTACATCTGACCAGTGACCTCCTACGCCACCGCCTTTAACAGATAACCAACGCTCTTCTGTTGTATGATACACAAACCTTCGATTGAATCTGGTACGTATGTTAGAAAACAACTGATAGGCAAGCCTTTAGGTTTTTCTCCTTTTGCTGGGGCGTTGCTAAGTATTGGCGAACTGAACATGAACCACTCTTTTTTAAGGTATTCTTGTAGTCGTTCGCTATGCAAGCTGTTAGAAGCATAGCAGTCACTAGCACGCTTAAAGGCTTCGCTAATCGATTCATTTGGTTTGCAGTAATGCTTCTTCAGCAATTCTTTTGCAAAATCAAGCATTTGCACTCTCCTCTAATTTAATCCATTCGTTTAGATACCAGCGAGCTTTCTTCAAGTCTTCAACTGTATCTGTTTTTTGTCTCATATACTTCAATAGGTTCTGCTTACAAGCACCTCTTATCTCTTCTATGGAAGCGTTAGCAGTGAAGTATTCCCAAGGCTGAATAGCCATATTTTCGTAATGACTACCTCCTACCTGTTCTTGAATAGCCGAAGTTGGAGGGTGTACTTTACCTCTCTTAATCCAAGATACAATGTCTTCGTCACTTGCGGAGCGACCAGTCTCGTCAAAGTACATGGTTCTTAGCCTCGGCATATCCTCTGTATCTTCCATATCTACAATAGATTCATAGTGTGCCATTTATCAAACTCCATTTTTAACTGCTCGTAAGCAACGTCCGTGTCCTTGATGAACACACCGTTCTCGTTTAGGAAACCTTTTCTGTCCTTAATATCATCGTAGGCTTGAGCGAAACATTCAGTCAAGTTAACACCTTTCATAAAGGCGATGTTAGTAAGAACAACTAGACAATCCCCAATATCGTCTTTGACGCACTTGCCTTTGGCGAGGTTGTCGGCTAACTCCCCTATCTCGGATACAAGTTTTAAGAACTGTTGTTGTGTCGTTGAGTTCTTTAGAATCCCACGGTCGTTTGACCATTCCAAGGTCATCTGTTCGTATTTGTGTAGACAAGTCATTCTATCTCCTTTATGAATATTTTTTTGAGTTCGTCACAAACTTCTTCGTTTGCTTTGATACAAACACCATCGCCAGTGTGGAGTGCGCTAAGATAGTCCAAGTGATAATGTAAGTTTCTACAGCATAGCCCGCAAGAGTCACAATTAAATTCAGCCATTAGTGTGTCTCTGCCCAAGAGTCGCCTATGTCAGCCGTACCACGTAGGGGTATTCTGAAATTAAGGTACTCAGTAACATCGTCAAAAGTCTTTTCGCATATCTTAGCTACTTCTTCAGCGATGTCTTCGTCACATTCAATCTGCACCTCATCGTGTACGTTAAGTACAAACTCGAAGTGTGTTCCACATTTGAAACGTTGTTGCAGATTCTTATCAAGAAAGACTAGGTAGTATTTCATAACCAACGCTCCTGCTCCTTGCAAAAGTGTGTTCAGTGCCGAGTGGCTTGAACGTATGTGGTATGGGTTACCGTCTAATGCTTTCAATGTACCAGTCTTTTTGTAGACCTCAGCTACTTGCTCGACTAGCTTTTTGATTGCTGGTAGTTGTTTGAAGAATTTGTCTTTAAGTTTTTTGCCATCGTTGGCTGTACCATTGACGATTTCTCCAATCTTTCCGTCTCCTGCTCCATATAAGAAAGCATATATGAAGGTTTTAGCAGAATCACGAGTAGGTAGTCCAGCACTTTTTTGATTGAGTGTATGGATGTCAGTTCCCGCATCCTTGTCTCCCTTATCAACCGCTACGGCATACTTGCCTCCATCGAAACGTGCCATGTAATGAGAGAGAGTCCTAAGCTCAAGACCATCAGCATCACAACCGACAAGCTTCTTACCTTTAGGTACACTGAATAAAGCTCTTGCTTCGTGACCTTTGTACGCTCTTCCAGAAGGCACTTGAGCCATGTTTGGATGTGAGTGAGTGCAACGCCTAGAAACAGCACCAAGAGTGTTGACACTACCGTGTATTCTACCGTCTTTTTCCACCATTTTCAGCCAGGCGTTCTTACCGTCAGCAAGCTGTCCTTTCAATTTCACTACGTTGAAGTAATGAGCTAGAATCTTCCCTTCAGCAAAGTCGAGAGCTTCAAGCGTAGTCTCATTGATGATGGGATTTCCCTTTTCCGTGTACTCAGTCGGCTTCCACCCATATACTTCAGAGAGCCATCGTGAAATATGTTGACGGCTCTTTGGGTTAAAATAGACGGATTTGAAGTACCCCCATTCGCCTTTATCGTTGTAATGGCAACCAAGCGCCTCTTGAGTAAGTAATACTTGTGACTTTTCTCCGTTCTTTTTGTATGCGTTTTTCGGATACGGCTTGGGAGTCCACGTTTCAAGAGGAGTAAAGGTTTGTAATAGCTTTTCCTCGTCTCGCTCCACCTCTTCAATGAGTTCGATATGGAGTTTCTCTGCTCCAGCCATGTCGAAGTAGACTCCATATTTCTCCTGTCTTGATATAACCTTAGCGAACTCCTGCTCTAGCCAGATAGCTTCGTCAGGTATTCCTCTAGTCAACAGTTTCTCGTATAGCTTGGCGGTTACTTCAGTATCCTGTCGGCAGTATTCAACCATCTCTGGTGTCAACACTTCCCACTGCTCTGCGTCAGCGCCAAACTCTCCTTTTAATTTACGTAGTCTGTAACCCCAAGCCTTCAGGCTGTGTGAGCCTTTAAGCTTAGAAGGAACTGACTTACGATTTGCGTCCTGTAACATCATGTTAGGGAACGTCAGCCTAGACATAATCAAAGTGTCGTGTACTTCTTTGTCAGTCAAGTCATATCCTAGCTTCTGTAGCATAGGTATATCGTAGTTGATAATGTTATGCCCAACAAGTAAGTCAGCTTGCTTTAGTATGTCAAAACCTTCGGCTAGAGTACCATCGCTCCCGCTAATACCTTTACTCGTGTAAACCTTTGTATCGCCCTCGTCAATTTTGATAGAGATACAGTGTAGCGTGTCTGCTTGATGATACAAGCCGTTAGTTTCAATATCGAATATCGCTATCATAAGTCTCCTTTTCAAACGTGGTTTTCACTAGAATGTCTTTTCTTTAAAAGTCACTGTCTGATACCGTGTCTGTTTGTTCAATTTCAAAGTCATCATCCATCTCGTGAACAACTCCTGTGTCTTTGTCGTAGTAGAAACCTACAGTACGACCAGTAGCACTACCGCTGAACCTGTCTTTCAGAATCCTAATCAATCCTTTGTTACGCTCGTTAGGGTCTTCGTGAAGCGTGTTACGCTCAATACCAAACATTGCGTATGCCCATCTCATAATCGCCCTTGAACCTGTGAACTGATTCTGCTCAGTCCTACCACCTGCCTCGTGACTTGCGCCAGATTTAGGAGGATTCAAGTGTGACACAAGAAGAATCCAAATGTCAAGCTCTTTAGCGATACCTGCTACGTCAGCCATAAGAGCGTCTAGGTTACGTCTCTCGTCCTGTGCTGTAGCGTTGAGGGCTGTCAAGTTATCAATGTAAAAGAGACGACAACCGTAGTTGTGTTTCATGTATCTAATCTTGTCGCTGATAGTATCCCAATCGTTTGCACCGAAGTTATTAAACATGAATAGGTTGTTATCAATCGACTGTACCGTACCTAGTAGCTTGTCCTTGTCGAACTCTACGTTAGGTAGATGGTAATGACAACCGTCTAGCTTACCCGCTGTACGTAGTAGTGTCTCTTTAGTAGGTTGCTCTAGCATAAAGGTAGCTACTTTCCAGCCTTGCTGAACATCGTGTGCCACTTGTGACATAACGAAGTCAGTTTTACCAACCGATACTCCAGCGCCTACAACAACAATCTCCCCGAAACGTCTACCGTACATAAGCTCTGTAAGCTTGCTGTAGTAGTAAGGGAAACCAACTGAGATAGGCTCGGCTACTGTATCCAAAAGGTCAGAAGGCTTTACTATATCGTCTGGCTTGTACTTTTCAGCGTTGTAGAAGGAGTTTACGACACCTGCTTTACCTTTGTATACTAGGACTTCGTTTGCGTCCTTGTAGTCAGCGTGTCTAATAATACGTACCTTGTCAGCAGGGAGTAAGTTTACACATTCCTCAACTGCTTTTCTACCTGCTTCGTCATTGTCGAACCAAAGGTATACCTCTTCGTATCCGTTAATCCAATCCAGTTGGGTAGATACTTCTTTTTTTGCAGAGCCAGCGCCACCTTTAAGAGACACTACAGGATACTTACCGTCAAACGCTGTTGCTACTGACAAGGCATCAAGCTCGCCTTCAGTAATAACTAGCTTCTTGCCAGTGTTACCCCAAAGCTGTTGACCATACATCAAAGCTTGTTTTGTGTCGCCTATAAACTTGAACGTTTTATCTGCGTATCGTACTTTCTGCGCTACGATTTCTTTGTCTTTATTGAAGTAGTTAGCAACTTGACAAAGCTTACCGCTCATGTCGTGAGCGATACCGTAACGATACTGCTGTGTTATTTGTTCAGGGATTTTACGTTTGTTTAATCCTTGATATTCATACTTCAATAAGTCCATAGATATACTCGCCTTGCGTGTTCTTGTTTTAGATACAGCATCTTGCTCTTTAGTCCAAGAGGAGCATTTGAAGCAATAGGAACTACCTGTCGAATAAACAGCCCTAGCGTCAGAACTGCCACAATTGTCGCACTGAGCATGATAGAGAAACTCACCTTGGTCTTCATAACTCATCCTTATAAGCCTCGTACACAACATCCACATCATCGCCCCAGATGTTATCCCATATACAATCAGCCGCTTGAAGTGCTTCAGTATACTCTAAGTATGGATTGTAATACATCATGTCGCTTACTGTGTTAGTCATAAATTCATCCTTTGTCATGTTAATTCCTCAATTAATACATCGCATCTTGGGTTTTCCTTATCAACTCCACCAAACTTAACTACAACCTCTTGTACAAAGTGGTAATTATCGTCTTCAAGAATCTCAAACTCTACCAACGCATCGTGCGTAAACTTAGTGATAACACTACCGATGTTATCTACATCGAAAGCCCTCTTCGTAGGGTAGTAGATGGTGTACGTGATTTTACATACACATTCCACTGGATTTAGCTTTCTAATGTCTTCTGCTACTGTTATTTTAAATAGCTTTTTTAGTTGGTTGTTTAGCTTAAAATGCCAATTACGGTAACCGTTAAGATTGAGGTAATAAGTCTTTTTCTTATTTACCCCAACCTCAAGCTTAATCGGAACGCTAAATTCCTGACAAATCATTAAAAGTCGTCTTCATCATCTGCGAAGTCGTTTGAATTGTCAACTGACGTATCTTCAAAACCATCTTCTTCATCGAAGTCATCTCCGTCTCCTCCAGAGTATTCTTTCAGTTCGATAATCTGCATCTTAGACCAGATGTGACTGATACCTACTGACTTAGTTGAAGCCATGAAGTAAGGGTTAGCGTATGATACGATTCTGATTTCAGAGCCGTTACCTACAAGGGGAGCGTCTTTGCCTAGCTTGTTTTTCTTAGCGTCAACAACCAGAATCTCTGTGCTGTCGCCTCTTGCTTCCCTGTCAGTCAAGTCTTTCAGCTTGTACTTGAAGATGATGTTACCAGTTTCGTTACCGTCTTGGTCGTACTCTTCTTTGTACAGCGGAGCTTTAGTTACACCCTTAGCTTTGCCAGCCCCAAGAGTTTCGCGCGTTTCGTTGTACGCAATGTCTTGTAGTTCTTCTAGCTTGCTGATGTAAGCCTGTACTGCTGGGTTGTTAGGGTCAACGATAAGGTCTGTTGAATACTCGCCTTTAGCGTTGTACTTAGTGTCTGGCTCTTTGAATTTACACCAAAGTGCTTTTCCTTTAGGTGAAGTTACGTTGAAGCCTTTTACTGCGAATGGTTTGTTAATTTTAGCCATGATAATCTCCTTTTGGCATTTGTATCTTTAAGACTCTTAAAGACTACTACTACTAAGACTATCTTAAATTAAAAGTCTTAGAGAATCTTTAAGAGTCATCTTTGGGTTTACTCTTGATTGTCTTTTCTTTTGAAGTTAGCTGAAAATGTATTGTGAATCAGCTACCTCTGACAAGTCAAGTGTGTTAATCATAACATCTTCAGGTTTGTTGTCAACCTCTGGATGCACCTGTTTAATGAATTTTTTCAAAGGGTCGTTTTCAAACAACTCAATGAAAGCCTCTCTCACTCTACGATTTAGGTTAACAACGTGGTTAACGGGTACACCGTAGCTGTCATGGATTAAGTGAAAGTCTTTACAACCGTCTTCAGCAATCTTAAGTACCGTACTCGCTAGGAGCGTAGCATCTAAGCTGTGAACGTAGTTAGGTGCGATACCGTTTACCATCTTCTGAGGGTTTAGCTCGTTGATAGTACGTCTTATCGACAGTCTACCGATTGGTGTAATTACTCTCTCAACTTCAGTTTTGTGTAATTTCTGTAAGACTGGAAAGCCAGTGACAGGGGTCGTATAGAACACCCACTTGCCCTCTTTCACAATCTCGCCAGTGACCTCTTTAAGATACTCCTGACCGACTCTAGCACCTTTAACTACCTCTGCGATAGCTCTATCATTTAAGTCTGTCAGAAGCTTGGCTACAGCCCAAAGGTCACCTACCCAAAACTTCTTGTTGTTATACTCCATTTCTGTTAGCTCTGCCTTGAGCTGTTCGTACATACCGTACTTAGTTACAGAGTAAGGTTGAGTCATTGTGTTACGCTTTGTTAGCTTTCTGGTTATCTTACCTTTCAAGCTGTCAGCGATAGCTACTGTTGACTCTTCGTGTACTTTACCATCAGATGTTTTATAAGACAACACCTTTGGATACTCTCCTGCGTAAAGGTACTCGTTAACCTTGTCTGCTACTCTTTGGTATATATCTTCACGGGTATCCCCAATGACGTTAACGGCAACTGCTCCGTCTCTATCTCTGAGTAGCCCAGAGTAGATTTGGATTCCGCTACAGGTTGCGTCCAGAGCGATAGGGATGCGAGAAACAAAGTCCACAGGGTTAGCGAGATAGTCAGCCATTTCAAAACACCAAGCCAAATATAAGAAGGGTTCATCTGCGTCCTTCCACAAATGCCTGTGAGCCATTGGGTCTGACGCTACCGCCTTAATTTCCTCTGTTTTTTCCTGTATCTTAGCAACCCTTTCGTCATAAGGTGCTTTGTCATATCCATAGCAGTTTGCTCCGTGTATGTAGAACCATCTTAATTCCTCCTCTGTTTCAATCTTACAACCATTTTTGAACTCAAGCAACGCTTTAACCTCGCCCTTGCCTTGTGGTTGTAAGTGTTGCTGAATCGGGTAAATTCTTCCTCTGAAATCGTACTGATAACTGAAGTAAAACTCCTCTTCGTCAACATACTCCCTAGCGTTGTAGAGTACAAGGTTAAGCATAATAGCCTTACCAGTGTTTGTCAAGCAAATATCACGCTGGTCTTCAAGGTCTTTGAAGTATTTACGCATCATCTTTTTGTCAACTGGCAAGCCTTTGTACTTACCTTCAGTCTGCAACTCCCCATAATTGTGTATGTTAATGAAGTCCTCTGGCTCTAGCGTACCGTTGTACGGCAACCCTCCGATTAGGTAGGGGTTATTCCTAGAGCTTTCAGGGTCGATGATGTTATCATTAAAGATAACTTGCATTACATCATACACTCGTTTGTTCATACGCCACGGAGTAGCCTGTAGCGTGTTAACTATGTCGTACAGTACACTTGGGTCAGTCTTCTCGAAAAAACCCTTCAGGAGCTTCCTAGAGCCTGTACGAGCTTTGATAATAGGTAGTTTGTATAGGTCAGAGTTATAGTAACCGCCACTGCCCTCAAAACTCTCCCAAGGTTTAGGCGGAGCAAGTAAGATTGGGTACTTTCTGTACTCTGTCAGCAACCTGTCACGACTTTGTAACACCATCTTAAAACACTCTTCAGTGTATACGATGTACTGTGTACGTCTACCCTTACTGTAGACAACCTTAGTTTCAATGATGTTGATACCAGATTTAATTACCAAGTCAAGTAAGACACCGCCTAGATAGGTCGTAATGTCGTTTAAGTCTGGGTCATTCATCGAAGCCTGGCGTCTAACAATCTTCATTTTCTCACGTTGTCTGAACTCTTCTGACCTGTTCTTATAACGCTTGTCAACAAAAGCCCCGAAGGTACTGTCTTTGTCTCTATCCAAACGTCTAATCAGGATGCTATCATAAATAGCTCTGTTTAGTTGTTTTACAAGTGAGATAGTAGGTACTTGACCATCTTTACTGATGCTTCTAACAATCGTTGCAAGCATGATGAAGGCTAAGTCTTTAGGCGCTTCGTAAAACTCCAGAGCGATTAAGTCCCTAGCCGCTTTCATCTTACCTGTGATACGTTTGCCGAAGTATTCAGTGAGCTTATCTGCCACCGCTTCGATACTGTGTACTAGGATTAGTTTGCCTTCAGCTAGTTCGTCTGCGTTACCAGATTGTACTCGGTTATGAATCTCCTTCATTAGTCTGTTATAGCTATAATCGTTTGCGTCCTTTTCAAGAACAAGCTGTCGGTCAATTATATCCACAGTATCCCCTTTAGTGTAAATCCGAAACCATGCTAATGTAGTCTTTGTTGATCAGCAACGTTTCGCCTTGGTCTGTTTCAAACGCCTTATACCGATAATCATCGTTTAACGCTTCAGATACACGCTCCTGTTCGTAACAGTACATATTCAGGGCGTATGACTCACCGCCAATTACAACCATTACAGCCTTTTTAACTTTTTCCATGTATTCGTCATTCATATTAAAACCCCTTCGGAAATTTATGATGTTTCGTTTTGATATAATCGCCTACCAGACCAGAACGTACAACGTCCTCGGCTTCAAAGTAGTTGAAATCAAACCTGTGTGGCATAGCCTCAACGACTTGCAAGAACTGTTCGATATTCTTATCAGAATGTTTCGTAAAGTCTCGCTGTAAGATGTCGCCACAGATAACAATCTTACTATTGTACCCTACCCTTGTCAACACTGAATCTGCTTCGTGTGCTGTCATGTTCTGGAACTCGTCTACAATAACAATAGCGTTATCGATTGTCAAGCCCCTGATGAACGATGTCAACATAAAGCGGATACCGTCATGTTTCGTAAGAATACCGTAGGCATCGTCTCGTCCAAACAACTCCGAGCAAACTTTGAAGTAAGGCAGTTCGTAAACCGCCCCCTTCTCTGCTTCGTCTCCTTTAAGGAAACCAATATCCCTTGTTGGCACTGCTGAACGTACTATTACAACTCGTTTATATTCTCCGCCTTCCATAATCTCCTTAAATGCTTGATGGCAAGCCATATAAGTTTTACCAGTACCAGAGTAACCCAGCAAAAGCTGATTTTTGTTACTTCGGTAGTTCTCAAAGAACTTCGCTTGATTATCTGTCAGAGGCGAAATATCTTTCAACATCAAATTGTTGTCGTTTATTACATTTTTTGATTTCTTCGTTCTAGCCATCTACTAAAGCCCCCCAAGAAATAGGATATAGTGGTCTAATCACACTGTCCAGTTCTTCTGCGAACCATTGTGCTTCTAGTTGAGCTCCTTCTGAAATACGTTCTTTGTATACGTGAGCAAATGAGAGTAAATTCCCTGTCCAATACCAGCTTGTCATCATTGACTGTGGTAATACCATACGTGCCATTTCTGGTGATATGTTAGCAACCTTTATGTTTGTACTATACCAATGTAGACACATTGCTATTAGTTCTTCATAATCTAAATCATATACAGAATCCTCCTGTGTTTGTCTCCAGTCAATGTAACACTCATTGGTTACGCCTAAACTTCCCTGTTTAATAGAGCCTTCTGGTCTTCCTCTCCATTCATCAGGCATGAAAAACTCGGGTTCAGAATCAACATAACGTCTACTCACCTCATTCCAAGATAACCCTGCCTGATGCTTACCAAGCTGTCTTGCTAGGAATATAGGGGCATGACATCTAATCTGTATTTGATTGTGTCTGAATGGTGTCATGTGTTTATGTTTAGCTAGATACTTAATAAGCTTCTCATCACTTTCTTTCAGAACACCATACTCTTCTGCATCTGCATCAAACTCGCTCTCCTTATCAAAGCTAACCCTAGCTGAATTAACAGTTGATAGGTCACTTCCCATGTGGTCAATTAACTCTATTTTAATTTGTTGTTTACCCATTAGTCTCTCCAATTGTTTATGTCCCCCTCACTTTTGCAAGGGGTTGTATTATGTACTTAGAAGTCTAGGTCATCATCCACTTCAACATCTGGAGTAGACTCTTTAGTCAACGCATCTCGTTGCTGAATCGTTACACCAAAAACATCATCTGTGTTGTTAGCATACTCTACCAAGTCAGTTACCATAACCGTATTTAGTCGAACATTCACTTTACCTTTCGTAGCACCTACACCCTCAGTTGCATACAATCGTAAATGACCTGTTGAACCATTACCAATCAAGTCTTCAATAAGTTTACCCTCTGGATTAACTACATTTACAGTTAAAGGTTTACCTGCTTTTGTCAAAGAAGGTTGTTCAAACTTACAAATGAAACTTCCTTCATGGTCTGGGTACTTGTCTACATCAATATCAACACCGATTTCTTTAAATGTTTTATTAATTTTAATTTTCTTTAACTCTTTAACTGTTTCAGAATCCATGATTACAGTGGTTGAGTATTTAGGAATATCATCATAAGGTCCTTGATGTGGTTCTTGAACCTTTGACCAAAAAAGTGTTACATTTTGTAGGTAGATTGCGTTTTTTTCTAGTTTGATTACAGCGTTTGACATTGTTGTCTCTCCAAGTTTATTTTTAATTTTAAGATACGAATATTTGTATCATATATAGCAGACCAGTATAAACTGGTTATGAAAAAATGAAAGTAGAGTTTGACACATCTGGTAAATGTAATGTGTCTAACATAACTTCCTCTGGGTTAGGTAGTTCGTTAGTGACCCCTACCTGTAATTGTTCCACCCAATCGTGCAAAGGGTTAGAATCAAATAGTCTAATGTAAGATGACCTTACATATTTGTTTAAATACTTAATGTCGTTAGGGTGTGTTGCAAAAGAATCGTGAATCAGTGCAAAATCTTCAACACCTTCTGCAAGCAGTCTTTCTACTGTTAAGTACATTAGTGTAGCGTCTAGTGAGTGTACAAAGTTAGGTGCTATGCTGTTGCCTTGGCCTTGTTTGTCTATGTCTTTCGTACTCTCTTTAAAGTATAACCTACCTAGTGCAGACCTGTACGTTCTTGTTTCAGTTTTTCTCCTAGACTGTATTACAGGTAAACCAAAGAAAGGTGTTTTCCAGATGATAGGTTTGTTCTCACCACTAACAATCTTTGCAACATCTTTGACAAAGGTTTGTCCTAGACTTGCACCTTTAACGACCTCACTAATAGCTTTAGAGTTTAATTCTACTAAAAGCTGTGTTGCTATATGTTGGTCTCCTTTCCAAAACTGTTTACCATTCTCTTTAGCTTCCTCAAATAAGCCTCTCAGTTGGTCGTACATCCCCCTTTTAGTTACTGAATAAGGTGTAGTCATCACATTCTGTTTAGTTAGCTTCCTTGTTACTCTCCCTTTTAATGAGTTGGCTTCTTCATAGGTAGAAACATCCAACTCCTCACCATCAGACTTCTTAACCTTTAAAGTTTTAGGGTAATCTCCACTTGCTAGATATTCGTTTACTTTATTAGCTACCTGTTGGTAAATATCACTAGGTTCGCCAGTACTATTGTTTACAACATTAACTGCTTCTGCACCATCAGCATCTTTAAGTAATCCGCTGTAAATTTGGATACCACTACAAGTAGCATCTAAGTGTACAGGTAAACCTACTGGTATGCCTCTCAATCCGTCTGTAAGGGCCTTACAAGCTGATAAAAACAATAAAGGCTCATCTGCTTCATTCCAGAATGAAATGTCCTCAAATGGGCTGTCAGCAATACCTTTAATTCTTACAAGATTATTGTCCACCCATTCCACCCTTTTTTCAAAGGGTAATTTGTCTTTACCGTAGGTGTTAGCAACGTGTACCTTAGTCCAGTAAACGCCATCCTCATCTAACACTCTTTTGTTAGCAAACTCTAGCAGAGCTTTACCGTGAGACTCTGACTGCGGATTAAACACTTGTTGTAAAGGGTACAGCCTTCCTCTAAAGTCTACTGTGTAGCTGAAATAGAAGCCATCGTAAGGTAATAGGCTTTTAGCTATATCTAGCATGAGATTGAACATCACCCTCTTAGACCTAATCTTTTGTAGTTTTCCTACCGTTACTTCTCTATCCGTGTAGAACCTCTTATAGTCTGCTTTGTTTTTGTGTACAAGTTTACCTCCACGTTCTACCATTTCCCCATAATCTTCGGCCTTAACTATGGTGTTTATATCTATATACTTCTGATAAGGGATTCCACCAATACAAGAGAAGAAAGGTTTCTCGTAATCTTCTATGTTACCCTCAACAATATGTTGGATAACGTCATAGATGAATTTGTTTACGGTCCACTTAGTTCCTTGAATACCATTGATAACATTGTGTAACCTAGAGAGGTCTGGTGCTACATTATTTGATAAGTACTCTCTATAAGTTTTAATGGTATCTTTATCCATTTTTATAAGTGGTCTGTTACCTATAAAATGGTATCCTCCGTTCTTACCTTCCCCCCATTTTTTAGGTTCTATAAGTAATGGTCTATACTTAATAGAGTTTTTAACAACACTGTCCATAATTGTTTGAGTTATTTCTGCAAAGTCTTCACTAACTTTAACTCTAACCTGTGTCTTACCTTTTAGGTATGCTTTGTAAGTTGTTGTTATTCCTAGATTTGCTGTTTCATAAATGGACAACAAAGCTAACACCTCTGGGATTGTGATTTGTATTTTCTCAACACTCTTCATTTCTGCAAGTTTTTTCTTACGTGAAATAATGTAAGAGTTTCCCCTAGACTTATATTCGTAATCAACATACGATTCTAGTTTAGGTTGTTGTATCTTAAGTTCTTTAATTAACAAGTCAGATACAATAGAGTTTCTAATGTGTCCTGCCAAAGAGCCTGCCTTGATAGGTCTTGCCATAACACTGCGAACAACTGTACTAATTACAAGTAATGCTAGTTCACTTTCTTTACCAGTGTAGTACTCTTTTAAGGTCTTTCTATAAGAGGCTCTCATTCCTCTCAATGGCATATTAAACCACTCTGTAATGGCCTCTGTAAGGCGTACAAGTGACAACCTTTGTACTGCCCTACCAACTACTGTATTGTCCCCTCTACCTGCCTCCATGTCCTTAACAAAATCTTGCCAGACTTTAATCTCTGAATCTAACAATGTCTTTTGTTCCCTCTCAACTTGTGTTTTGTACAAATCCATAGAACCTCCTTATCAGATATAGTTGAAATTAAAATCTAGTTGTTCATAACCTGTACTATGATACCAATCTTGCAAATCCTTGTCACTAAATGACTTAAACAAATAGCCTTCTATTACGTCTCTTGTGACAATTTTATTACCGTTAATGTAACATTTGCCATTAGTTATTAATTCATCT